CCGGTGGTGAACCGGGTGCCAAAGACTTCTTTCGAGGGGTCTTCAGCCAACACTTCTTGGTTGCCGACGCGCTTTTAATTGTTCCACTGCGCTCGTGGTGGTACATCCTCATACGAGGTTTAGAAGGCATTGTCCATGCCTTGGTGCACGTATGCACCCGCAAGAAACCTGTCATGAACCAAGAAAACTTGGTTCCTCTGCAGCCCACACACCCTCCTTGATGCACGAGGCTAAACTCCGCAGGATCCCTGAGGGCCCAGATACTGGGCCCCAACAGGGGATCCACACGTTATTCAGGTATACGAAGCATCACACTTAGCCTAATGCGTACTCTCAAAGAGTAGCAAAGGCATAGTATGAAAGACAAAACTTGGGGAGGTGTACCAGTGATGGTCCACAAAATGTGAACCATATGTCCTACCCGGACGTATGGGGTCTTTCTATAGTACCAGTCGTAAGACCGGTTCTACATCAAGAGGTCCCACAGGGGATACTGTAGCTCGAGTATTAAATTCTCGAGGAGCTGGCAAAGCCAGTTCTCTGAGTATAAAATCTCAGACTGCATAAGTTCAGATAGGACTGACACCTCATCTCCTTGTAAAAGGAAACTACTATGTCTGGGTTACTCAGGGGTGAATAACCCCATGGTCCCCTGCCTGGGCGAAGAGTGTTTTGTGCCGTATATGAGACTGGGGGACATCACTGCCTCTTAGACTGTCACCTTCTCCAAAGGATAGGGTAATCTTTGCTTTCTGCTTATACAGAAGTCTTAGATATAGTAACGTCCCCGTGAGGGGACCCGAACGCCGATTCTGAGTAGTACAAGGTGTTAGTAAATGAGCTAGCACTGAAATAAACCAGAGCTCGCCCCACCAGGTTGGACCTGACCATGATCTACTCCCCTTCGCCATTGGTGGCTAGGGAGAGAGACTGAGGTTATCCTGCTTCCTTACAGACAAAAAACAATAACATGAACCAGATTTTATTCCGGCCCATGCTACTGGCTTATGCCTGCCGTTGCTTCACAAGCACGGCCGGGGTTCATCAGAACCCTAAACACGTGTTGTATCCCAGTGTTGACTGGTTGAAGGTCGGTGCAGGAAACTACGCCGTCGTCGACCCAGTCGATACACACGCGATCCTCTATTTATCTGAGAAGGGTTATCAGATGCAGGTGCGAGTGTCTTTGAGCACAGATACTTCACTTGTGGTCCTAGCACGTCCCCTCGACCAACCTATACTTCCTGGGGTAGACAAACCTGCTACCCCGGTCGAGCCAAAGTCCCAAGCAAAATCTCAGACTGGTTCATCTTCGGAAGATCCAGAATCTAGTGATCCCTTCACTTCCAAAAAACTCCCCGAATCTAAGAATGCCTGGAGGAAACTGCTTAACTGGCATATATGCCGTTTTGCAGACCTCCGTGACTCCGGCTCCGGTCTAGGAAGAAGGGAACCTCTGATCATACTGACAGCTGAAAAGCTGTTAGCCCTGATCGTGTTGTGGGCGGAAGACGCACATTTCCGATTGGGGGGTCATCTCTCTACTCCCGGGCATATTCGCACCGGTTTCGAGACACTAGGTAAGAGGTTACAACGTCGGCTAAGAGATAATGGTGTACAATTTACCATCATGTATATGAAAAACATGCTCTTTTATTTAAATGAGTATCTTGCCGAGAAGGAACCTTCCAACCTTAACCCTTTCGCCCTTAACATGGTCGGCGTTAGCCGGACCAAGAAAGGGATTCCTGCGTCTATACCGCCAGCGCTACGACAAGGGCTGGCCGACAGAGACCTCCGGATAATCCGTGTACTGGAAACAGTACTTAGGTCATATACTGCCTTCCAAGGCACGTATGAACTAGATGGTCTTACCTCTATTAGAGCAGCACATCCACCAATCTCTCACGAGAAAGATGGAATAAACCCGGATACTTTATCCGAGTTCAGAACCTTTTGTGAAAAAGTGTTCTGGCCTAAGGTGGTAAGGGAAAATGCTGGGGCCTCCTGGGATTCTTTAAGCGAACCTTCGTTCGCCTACCCAGAAGGGGCCACTCCGTATCTTCCCATGAGTGCTAGCCCTCAGGCGCCAGTTTCCCTGCTAGGATGTCCGAAAGAGGCATGGTTGTGGTCCATCAGTGATGGAACATTCCCCATGCTTCCCCGAAGAAATCATCTTACGAGATGGCTCGAGCACGTTGAAGAGGAGAGAACACTTACCTTATTCGATAAGGTCCTCTCCCAGCTATCCCTGCCCGATGCTTGGAATCCTCTTGCAAAGGAGGATCTCAAGGCACCAGACGGGTACTACCTTGGCAGACTCGCGGTTCTTGAAGAACCGGCCGGAAAACTCCGGACTGTCGCCATGGTAGATTACTGGACACAACGTGCATTGAAGCCTATGCATGACTGGATGATGGCAATTTTGAAGGTTTTACCTTCTGATTGCACTTTCGACCAGAATGCTGGACTCGAGGGATACGTGACCTGGCTAAAAGCCAGAGACCTTAACCGGTCTTGGTCAGTGGATCTCAAGAGTGCCACGGATTTAATTCCGATAGAGCTGTATAGAGCCGTCTTCGAGTCGATTCTTCCTACGGTGACGGTCGAGCTTTGGCTCGACCTCTTACGCGACAGAGGATACTCCGTCCCACGGCCTAGGGTTAAAGAAACCCGAAAAGGCAAAATTATTATGTGGGAGGAGCACCGCCTAACAAAGGAGGTTACTGACTTAAGATACATAAAGTACCTGAGGGGGCAGCCCATGGGGGCTCTAACCTCTTGGCCTTCAATGGCCTTGGTACACCATGCTATCGTACTCTTCTCAGCTCATAGAGCAAAAGAAGACCCAGTCCTCTTTTTAGGTTATCGCGTATTAGGCGATGATAACGTCATAGGTCAGGAGAATGTAGCA